GGATGAGTCCCCGACTGTGCGGTGAAGTCCACCGTCGCCGGAGTTACACGGTTCTTCCTGCCCACTCTACATAAAGGCTATCAGACTTATAAACAATCACGCGAGCGGGAGTAAACGACACCGGCAGTTCGGATGAATCGGCGGCTGAAACTGCTCATGACCACGTACGTCCTCGATAGCCAGTATCGTCCCCTCCAGACTTGCACACGCCGTACAGACGTTGCTGTCACCAGCAGTCACCCACTGCACATCATCGGGCGTTGTCGGGTCGTCCGGGTCGGGGAGTGACTCGGCTTCGTCCGTGTCGATACCAACTGCCTCAGCAAACGTCTCTGGGTCGTCTACGTTCTGCCTGATGCGAGTAAACGGCACTGCCACGGCGTTCTGGGTTGTGCCGTCTCCGTGGCCCTCTGGTGCAACGCCAACCTCCGTTATCCCCGCTTTCTCGTAACTAACCAACAGTGCCTCGTTAATTGCATCGACTACGATAGTATTCGCATGAGCCGTTGCGTGGTTCTTTGCTTGCGAATCAATCAACGCAGTCGCCTCGTTAGCAAACATATCGACTGCATAGCCGCCATCAATGCCCGCTCGAATCACCTCGCCCATATCATCCACCAGTCGGTGCATCTGGTCACGAAGTCCCATGTAGGCCGCTTCGTACTCCATCTCGACTGTCTTCTTGTGGGCGTCGGAGTAGAACTTGACCGCCTTCTTTCGTTCGTACTCGGTTTTGCCGAACTGCTGGAGGTCGTCTTTAGCCATGCTGAGTCCGTGCTGATACGCGGTTCTGACGTGGCTTCCCGTCCAGTGGTCGCCGTTGTGAAGTTCAGAGTCTCGAACGCTACCCAACACTTCGTTGAACAGCTTCTGCTCGAACCACTCCTCGAATCGGTACCGGAGTCTGGACGTATCGAACTCGTCTTCGTCCTCATCATCGAACCACTCCTGCACGTCGTCTATCACCTCATCCAGTTTCCGATGAATCTCGTTACGGAACGACCGTCGCAAGTTGGTAGACTGCGTAGGGTCAACGCTGTTGTACCGGTAGATGGCGTGGGTATCAGCAGAAACGGCGTGGTTGTCCAGTCTCATTCACCACTCACCCGATACTCCTCGGTGTTGTCCCAGTTGCCACCACGGTCGTGATGGGTATGGAGCGCACAGAGCAGGATGTACTCGATTCCTGATTCGGTCTTCCGGCGTTGGTAGTGTGCAACCTCGTCTTCGGGCAGCTTCCGTCCACACTTCGTACAACACTCAAACATTACAGATGGTCTCGTTCGTAGTGATAGATAACCGTCGAACGGTGAGGTTCTTGGCACAACCGATAGTAGCGTTGCGGCTTGCTGTGCGGTACTGGCGGTTCTCGCTGGCGGTAGACGCGCTGTGGAAAACACGTCACGACCGACAGCGAAGGTGGAAGTGCTTCTTGGCTTCCGAATCACCCATCACGTTCGAGCGTTCGGTGACTGCCGTCTCGTCTTCGGTAATCTGTTCGCCACATGATGAACACTGAAGCGAGTCTGGATACGCCATATCCGATAGTTGTCACCGGAATACATCAAACATCGGGGTCGAAACAGACCGGACAGTGTGACTTGCCCCATTTCAGTGCTTTCGTTTCGGGAATACGTTGGGCATGACCATAGCTCACGTGACAATCGACCTCCGAATGAAAATACGCATCAGCACCGACATACCCAATCATGCTATAGCTGAACCCCCGAGTGTCTACCAACAGTACGATTGTAAAATACGACGCGTTCGAGAACGCCCGTCCACAGTGAATGTACATGTACAGATGAAGTGTACATGTACATCTGCTCACTTCTGCCGGTCAGCGATAATCATCGGCCCATCGTAGTACGCCAATACGTCCTGTTCGGTTGCATCCTCGAAGAACCCGTCCGGAAACAGTTCCATGACATCCGGGGCTGGGTTGTTGACATCGACTTCCTTGTAGAACTCGTACGTATCGCCGTTTAGCTTCTTGAGATAGACTGTCATTGGTTGCTCATCTCCTGTGCGTTGGCTTCGATAATCGCCTGTCGTTCTTCGTCCACGTTCGATATATCATACTCACCGTTAAGAACTTCAGTGGCCTTTGTTTCTACGGCATCGTGAATCAGCGAGTCAGCGTGGTCTTTGTACTTGAGCGTCCGGACGTGCTCTGAATCGAACGCGTCGTGGACTTGCATCGAATCGTGGTCGATAATCTGCACCTCGTCAGTCTCGGGGTTCATCATGACGTTCAACGAGTGCAAATCGCGGTTCCCTGCAATGTAACCCGCTGCGACCGTCTCGGACATGTTCTCCAGTGCTTGCTCACTGATATCGCCCGAATCTACATCGTTGACCATCTCACCCTCGAATCCCTCCTTTACGATGTACTCGGTTCCATCATCGTCCGTTGTCAGTGCTGTTCCCGCTGCATTGCCACCGAGTGCATCAACAGCCGCTGGTGCGGTGAGGTTCGCTTTCTTTGCTTCCTCACCAGTGTTCGCGTTGGCTTCGTTGTCTTCGGCGTCGTCNTAGGCTTGAACTGGCGTGGCAAAGTCCCGACTCCCNTCNTCGTAGTCCAGAATCACCATTGCCTCTCCNGTGGTGTTGCCCTCTTGGATACCCGCATCACGCGCTGTTGTTTCATCGGACGCGAACTCGAAAGCGTTTTCCATCCGAGTTTGCGAATCGAACTGGTCCACGTTGTCCGGTCGGACTTCGGCGAACTGCCCGTTCTCATCGCGGATTATCTCGAACTCGTCGTCACCCTCGTTCAGCCGTTGACGAAACTCGCTAATCACCTCATCAGTCGTGATTTCTGATTCAACATTCTCCGTCAAGTCAGCACGTTCAGCAACAATCATCGGTCCATCCAGACTGGCCAGTGCTGCATCCTCATCCCACGCCTCCCACTGCTCTTCAGGAACAATCTCTAACACTTCTTCGTCCGGTACACCAGCAGTTACCGTACCAACCTGTTGATACTGTCCATCTTCATCCAGTTCTTTGAGTATCAGATTCATGTTCAAACATCCTCCGGAACGTCTATCTCACTGCGAAGACGGCCTTGTTCAATCGCACTATCTACCTGTGACTCAACCATCGACTGTTTTTCATCACTGATATCATCCGGCAACTCTACTTCACCACGCCGATACGATACTGCCTTCTCAACAGCTGACTCGTAGAACCGCTGTTGTACATACACGTCAACGCCGAGAGATGATTCAATCAATGTCGTCTCCTTCGCACTATCATGGTCAACAACCACGAACTCCTCGTCTTCTGTGACCACCACATTACCACCGTGCAAATCAGCATTGCCAGACAAATACGCTGCTGCATACGTATCAGCAGCATCATCTAACAAATCATCATCCATTAAGTTCGTACGACTCGCTCGAACAGTCTCGCCCTCAATACCCTCTTTCACAATATACTCATCACCAGACTCCGGGTCAGTCACAATCGCCGTATCAGCAGCATTACCACCAAACGCATCCATTACCTTCGGATTCTCAATGTTATTCTCCACAGCTTCCTCAGCACTATCAACTACACCAGTCGTCGTATTATCATACGCACTCACAGGCGTAGCAAACGTCCGAGTACCATCCTCGGCAATAAGAATCTCCATTTCCGAAGCCTTCGTCTTCCCCTCCTCAATCCCAGCATCACGAGCAGTCACGCGGTCGGCGGCTGACGCGAACGGCTCATCCGGAATACCACTCCCACCCGGTGTCCCCTCAACCTCGGACTTCGGTGCCCACCGACCCTGTTCATCACGAACCATCTCCTCATCCTCATTCAGACGTTGACGAAAATCGGACACCAACTCCTCGACAGCATTTGCTTGTGCGTCAGTGGAATCAGCACTGTTCAGAATGTTCTCGATTTCATCACCCAATTCATCCATCGCTTCTTCGTCATCTTCATCCTCCGGTCCGTCTTCCTCATCGGGCAACATCTCCTCATCAGCAGCAAGCGGTTCTTCCTGCTGTTCTTCCACTGTGTCATCATCTATCTCAGAACCGATGTTCGGCCCCCAACCCATCAACATTCGAAGCTCGGGCATTGTCGCAATCCGTTCGGGGTCGCCACCGGGTGAGATTTGGGTGAGCGTGCTGGCCTTCTGTGAACGCAAGTCCCACTCCTGTTGTTCGGTGAGTTCGTCAAGCGGTGGCCACTCGACAATGAAACCGTCTCCCTGCGGTTCGGGAAGAATACCGTACTTCTTCAGCTTCTCAATCAGTGGCTTGACAATCACTGGTTCGGCGAACTTGTTCCGTCGCTCGCCCACCTTCTGATGCCACTGCCGAACGTCCTCACTACTGGCCGTGTCAGCCCTATCTTCGCCAGTCAGAATAGCTTTCGGCAAGTCAAGGGCTGCAGCAATGGCCTCGTAGTTGGCCTCCAGATGTGGGTTCGGGTCGCCGACGCTGTTGTTGAGACTGCTGATTTCCGCGCGGGTTGCAATGGTGCGCTTGAAGTTGTCAATGTAGTTCTCGATTTCTTCTTCGACACCTTTCCCATCGTCGCTGAACTTCATCCGCTGACCCGACTGTGGGTCTTCCGGCGGTTGTATCAGTAGCCCCTGATAGCCCGCTCGCCAGTAGCCTTCGCCTGATGCGGCTTTGATTTTGTCGATGTTCAGTAGCTCGTGGAACACCGGTTTGAGCGCGGGGGTGCCCTCCATGTCGTTCTCCAGCGTGCCCTCCGGAATGTGGACAACACGAGAGTGGTGGATAATTTCCGATTCGTACTCTTCGTTAGAGACGTTCGAGTCTTCGTGCTCTTGGGTAATCACCTCGAACGAATCGGGCAGGCGGAACCGTGGTGAACTCAAATCAGTGTCCACGTTGATGTCCACGATTCGGTCTTCCCCAAATGCCGCAAGGTAATTCAAATCGTCCAGTCCGTCGAACTCGTTATCGTACAACGGCGTTGAAAGCTCGCGTCCGTCGGACGTGCCAATCACCAGAATCGAGTACTTGCCCAACCGACCCAACTTGTCCGCAACCGAAAGGCGTTGAATTGGTTTGCGTCGAGTGTGGTCGCCCTCAAAGAACTCCTTGACCTTCTTCTCGAAGTCCGACTGTTCGTGTTCTTCTTCCTCGTAGGCTTCGTCCTTAATTATCGGGTCGTCTTGCCACGTGTCATTAACGGGCTTGTCGATAATTGCACGAGCTTCGGCCTGTCGCTCGTATCGGAGATAGAAAGCTTCGAAGTTAAACTGCTCTTCGCGGGGGTAGCTGACCGCATCCCAGACTGTCGGTTGCTCCCACTGATTCCACATACCCAAGTCCCGTCGGGTGGGTTGACCGTCGAACCCTGACACGGGAAGACTGGCGTTCTGTCGTGTGGCGGACGCGTTCGCGGTTATCGCATTGCCCATTGGGTTGAAACGTGGACCAACACGAGTTCCACGGTAGGTAGAATCGTCCGCAGACTGACTGTCATCATCGTCGGACGAACTCATTGATTGAGCTATCATTAACAGCCATCTAATATAACCTCTGGGGAACAGCTACTCCATGAAGTACGAATCGGGGTGTGGCACGTACTCATCGAAGATGAACCGGCAGTGTGGACAGAGCAGATGATAGCCGTCCGGATACCGAGAGTGTGCCGAGTCCTTGTACGGCAACGCCACTGGTAGCACCTTGCCGTCTTCCGGACACTCCCGAATGTTCGGTTTCAGATATGAGTTCTCGTCTTCCTCGAACGGCAGGTTGAACGCCCGTTTGCTCTGGGCATCCAACGGCGCTGGAAGGTTGGAGTAGTTCGTATCCGTATCCTGCTCGTCCGACTCGTCGCTCATCGAAACACCATCACCATGTGCTGGGAATCTCTCGTGGACCGGAGTAGGTATTGTCAGACGACGCCCACGCTGCCATTACTGCGGCATCGAGCATGTCCGGGCTGTGTCCGAGACGTTTCTTCACATCGCGTTTCGGGTTCAGTCGAAGGAAGTCGTACCCCTTCGACTTCGTAAACGATACCGTGTATTCGAGTACGCGTGCTCCAGTCCGTAGCTCCTCGCGGAGTTTGTTGTGCTTGAACGAGCCGCCGTCGCGCAACAGCTTGCCGAACTCCGCGTTGGCTTCGGTCCACTTGTTGTCGTACTTGTCCGACTGGATGGCGTTGGCACCATTGTTAAACCGGTAGACGTTCGGATACCATTCGTTAATCATATCCGATAGTCCACTTCCCTCACCCACAGCGTCGATTGCCAACCGACAGTCCCAACTCGCATGGATGTTGTCTTTGACTCTCGCGGCTGAATCGATGTGTGTCTCGCCGGTTTTCAAATCCCAGATGTCCAGTACCCGAATCTCTCGACCGAAAACGCCAATCAGCACGTTCTTATCACCGCCGCCTCGGGCAACGTCGAGACCCAGACCGGTTGGCGTGGCGGTGACTTTCGCTGGTTCGCGGCTGAACGCCGAATCCAACTGGTCCACTGTGTACGGTCGGTGGACGACAGCCAGTTCGGGTGGTCGCATCCCTAACCGGCGTCGGTACCATCGAACGTCCAAGTCCTCTCTGTCGCCGCTCAGTTTGGCTTCTTCCAATCCCGGCCATGCTTCACCGTTCCAACTCTCCCAGTCGGCTTTAATCTGTGAGAGCCGAACCACGCCGTTGACCATCTTGTCTTCGACCTCCGGCTTGAGTTTATACCAGCCAGCTTGTTCTATCGGATTGCCGTCTTCGTCTTTCTGATACGGGTCCGGGTGGTTCATCTCGACTTGGACGTTCCACGCATCGAAACTGGAGAACTCTTTGACCGTCCACGTCGGGTCTTCCATCTTCTCGTTGACCACATCACCAGCATCGCGTGGTGGGTTTGCTGATACGAGTAGTTTGTCACGCTGGTCAACAAGCAACGATTCCATCGAGTCGAAATGCTTCTCGTTGATTCCGGGTTTATCGGCTTCCTCGATAATGCCCATCAAGTTCTCGGCGTGGACACCCTCAAGCTCTCCGGGGTCACCGGGCGATGTCGCCGTCAGGTACATCTCGGGGTATCCCTCGATTCGAATGGTTGAACTACTCAGCATGTAGCGTCCGGGCAGTCCCCACGTGCTTTCGTGAATACGACGGATTGGCTTGCAGTACGTACGCTGCATCTTGCCGAACGTTCCCGACGTGGCCATCACCACTGACTCGCGGTTGAGAAAGAAGAACGCCAGACTGAATGCAACCAGACAGAACGTCTTGCCGAACCCGTTCGCTCCGATGATGAGCGTCTTCTGGTTGTTACACACCGCTCGAATCATCTCCTGTTGTGGCGGTGTAAGTTGAATGCCCAACCAGTCGTCAATCCACTCGATGTAGGCTTTGGCCTCGTCTTCGAGTTTCAGTCGGTAGTAGTACTCAAGCGGCTTTCGTTCACCCGGTTTGGGTGGCTCGATTTCTTCAGTACTTCCGTATCGCATGTATCGACTCTCCTATCAGCAGTTACGATTCACGTCGGTCGTCTTCGTATTTCTGATGTGCCTCTTCGAGCATGGCCATGTAGGTCTGTCCAGCATCGCCCTCGATGGAGACGGTCGTGGACTCACGTTCCAGTCCACCGATGTCGAACAGGAACTCGTTGTACTTGAGTTGCAACTTCATTGCTTTCTCGAAGTTGTCGTTCTGCACAGCCTGCATGACGGCTTTTTCTGCCAACCAACTGGTGACGGACTTCGACCGCTCAGAGTTGTGTTCAGCTTCGAACTCGCGGAGTCGCTGGATGTCCTTGCTGATTTGCTTCTGGCTCACACCGTAGCGTTTGCCGAGTTCCGCCTGACTCCGCTCCAAGTTGTGGGGATGTCCCGCTTCTTCGATAAGACGGTATATCTCCGCTCGTCGCTCAACGTAGGTGTAGTCTTTCGGGTGCTTTTCGTCCGGTGGAGAAATGGCCGCATAGTTCGGTCCATCGTCGTCTTTACTATATCCAGCCATTCGTTCTCACCTCGATGTCAGTCAACCCCACTGTCATTGTGTATGCTTCTTTCAAGGCAGACCGTATCAAAGCCACGGTCATTCATCTGGGTCAATAGCTATTGCAGCGTTCGCATAGCGACCGCGACAACCCATGCCATGACGAATCCGCAACACCACGTGAAAACCGTCCAGAGTGGGAGAAGCAACCAGTACCACGTTTGTAAGAACTCGTAAATCGCCGACATACCTACCGCTCAGAACTATCGGGTCATAATACCTTGTGTACTTGCTACTGATACGCGGAGTTGAGGTTGGAAGTCCAAATGTATAGAACGGTGTCTGGGTCAAGTCAAATGTATATGTACATTTGAAATGTATATGTATATGTTGTAGAGTAGAGGTAGTAGTAGAGTAGAGAGTGGTGAGTTATTACCGGAGTTCCGAAGCGATTGCGTTCGGCAAGCGGTTGAGTTGCTGTTGCAGTTCGTCAAGGCGGCGGTCAACGCGCTCTATGTCTTCTGCTAATTGGTCTATTTCATCAGTTTTCATTGCACGCTGATTGGCCATTCGTAGAACCGTCGAAAGCTGTTCGTTCCGCGTNTCACCGTACTCAGCAAGCTCATCTGCTAATTCGTCATCTACCGTTATNGTGGTCATGCAAGCGTGATTTCATTGCCCATCACCTAAGTCATTGCGTTTGTTCGTCGTTACGGTCACGTCTGGCGGTTTTGCGTCATTGCTTCGGCTATNNGNTCNTGCNGCTAATTCGTCATCTACCGTTATTGTGGTCATGCAAGCGTGATTTCATTGCCCATCACCTAAGTCATTGCGTTTGTTCGTCGTTACGGTCACGTCTGGCGGTTTTGCGTCATTGCTTCGGCTATCTGGTCGTGCAGTGA